GGTCCGGCCCCAGCAGCATGGAGCAAAGGCTGCCTACTAGCATCAGCAGGATTCGGACGAAAATTCCGGAGATTCCGCCGGATTTATTGCGATCAAAATTATGAATGCGCTCTCAACAGGCGGTTTTAAGATTAAATCAGATGATAAATCCAAAGGAAATTTTGATTTTGAATACACAGGGCACTACAGCATTAAGAACGCAGAGACAGTACCTTACGAGGTCTATATCAAAACAGGCGAAGCGGCGTAGGAGGTAAAGCATGAAATTATCAGAATTAACAGCAGAACAGGGTTTAGAAGCGATTGCGAATTCTCTTGAGCATATCGGAAACATTGCAGACGATGATGACGCGCTTAAGCTGTGTCAGGAACTTGTGCCGCGGGAAGGTGAGAAATACATCAAAGTCTTTGCCAGGGGCGCTAAAACAGCCCCTAGACTGTTAAAAACACACAAAGATGACGTAATCGGAATCTTAGCGGCGTTTGAATTACAGACAGTTGAGGAATACAAGAAAACGCACAAATTAATGGATGTTATCAAGGGTATGGTTGACCTCGTCAATGAGCCGGAGGTACGTCAGCTTTTTTTCTCAGCGCCAACAGGCGAAACCGGCGAACACTCTGGCGATGTGCAGGAGAATACAGAGGCAACAGCGTAAAAGGCTTCTTGTTGTATGTCAAGGCTAAGATTTTAGACGATACAGAGGAATTAATTTACAAGCGATACATGGCCGATGGGCTGAAATATGTAACCGAAAGCATTTCGCAGGCATTCGGTGGGAAATATCTCTATGTATCATTTTTTGATTTAATTAATAGCGATAAAAAGCAAACAGCAACAAAGACTGGCGAAGAAATAGCCGCGGACGTCATTAAAAAAGCCGGATTGGTGGTGGAATAATTGAATGTAATGGAGTTGTTTGTCACTCTGGCAATCAAAGACACCGCATATAAGCAGGGGCTGAAAGACGCAGAAGGTAACGCCAGCTCGTCCACATCAAAAATCGGCGGGGCATTTAAATCGGTCGGGAAAGTAGCTAAAACAGCCATGGCGGCTGGCTCTGCCGCCGCCGTTGCATTTACAAAAACGTCAACAGATGCCGGGATGAGTTTCGACAGCGCAATGTCTCAGGTAGCGGCTACCATGGGAACAACCGTAGATAAAATAGGGGATGTCAAAGCCAAGGCTGAAGAAATGGGGCGTACAACAAAGTACACAGCAACAGAAGCAGCGGAAGGAATGAACATTCTTGCCCAGGCTGGCTTGTCGGCGGATGAGCAGATTAGTGGCATCGGGACAGTACTTAACCTTGCTTCTGCCGGTGCTATGAGTCTGGAAGAATCGGCATCATATACTGCCGGAGCTGTAAAAGGCTTTGGTGACTCGATGAGTAACGCATCTTACTATGCCGATTTGATGGCAAAAGGTGCTACTCTTGCCAATACGGATGTAAGAGGACTCGGAGAGGCTTTTTCCGGTTCTGCTGCTACAGCAAAAAACTACGGTCAAGCGGCGGACAGTGTCACGCTTTCCCTGCTCCGCTTAGCGGAACAGAACGTAACAGGCTCTGAGGCATCTACGGCGTTAAATAGGGCAATGGCAGACCTATATACTCCGACTGATGATGCATCAAAAGCTTTAGATCAGTTAGGTGTATCAGCCTACAAAGCCAACGGAGATGCAAAGGATTTTAATGATCTCGTAGACGAACTAAATGGCTCTTTGCAGGGCATGACAGCGGAGCAAAAAAACAATGCCCTTGCAACGATTTTTACAACGCAAGGCTTACAGGCATTTAACAAAATGACTGCCTCAAGTGATGCGACTGTGCAAAAATTTTGGAAAGGAATACAGGATTCTTCCGGCTCTGCGGCGCAACAGGCGGCTACACAGCTAGACAATCTAAAAGGCGACATAACCTTGCTATCTAGTGCTACAGAGGGCTTAGAACTGGGTTTTTACAATACTTTTTCGGGCACTATCCGTGGCGCCATCAAAGGTGTAACAAGCGAGGTTAGTGGATTAGCTGAGGCGATGGAATCCGGCGGCATAAGTGGCGCCCTTTCTAAGCTGGCGCAAGATGCGATCAACTTTAGTGGTCAGTTGCCGGGGCTGACAAAAATCGGCGGTGACCTCATAAACGGGTTGATTTCGAGCGTTACTCAAAATTCTGGCAGTATTACAACTGCTGTCGGCCAGCTGTTAAATAATCTTGCCTCTACGATTTCCACGGGGCTAAATGTATTTACATCGGTCGGAGTTAATTTGTTAACGACTATCGCTAGCGGCTTGACTCAGGGCATCCCAACTTTTTTGGGGCAGGCGCTTCCGATGTTAACGCAATTCACGGAGTCACTGAGGAGCAATGCAGGAACCTTGATAAATGCGGGCTTGACGCTTCTCCAGAATCTTGCACAAGGGTTAATTAATTCCATACCTGTACTGATTGCATATGTGCCTACAATCATAACGAATTTAGCTGGTATTATTAACGACAATGCACCGAAAATCCTCGCAACGGGAATAACAATCATAACGAATTTAGCAATGGGATTAGTTCGTGCTATTCCGTTATTGATTGCCAATTTGCCGAAAATTATCACAGCCATCGTAAGTGTGTTTACGGCATTCAACTGGCTGTCGCTTGGCAAAAACATTGTTACCGGCATAATCAAAGGAATCAAAAATCTTCCCTCTCTTTTAAAGGCTTCCGCTAAAAGTGCTGTAAACGGATTCAAGGGGGCATTTAAGGGAAATGGTATTTTATCGGCTGTAAAGGGAGCATTTACTAAGATACCATCAGCTGTTAAAAGCATATTTACTAAGGCAGTATCCCTTGTAAAAAGCTTCCCTGGACGATTTAAGAGCGCTTTGAAGTTTAGCTGGTCTCTTCCACACCTAAACCTACCACACCTGAGTGTTTCCGGCGGAAAGGCTCCATTCGGAATCGGCGGCAAAGGCTCTCTGCCATCATTCCACATTAGCTGGTATAAAAAGGCTATGGAAAGTCCATATGTATTTTCTGATGCCACATTGTTTGGAGCAGGAGAATCGGGAGACGAGATGCTGTACGGTCGTAGCAGATTAATGAGCGACATCAAAGAGGCAACACAGGGAACGAAAAACGATGTAACTATTAACGTAACTGTAAACGGTGCAGATAACCCAGAAGAATGGGGAAGAAGAATGGCAAGTGAGCTTAGAAGGCAGGTGAAAATGGCATAATGGCAAAGAAAAAGAAAAAGTCTGCTGCTCCCAGCGGTCTGTCTATATCGAGAGACAATTTAAAATTTACAATATCTTGGAAAATACCGGCGAAAAAATATGAGGATGGACAGTGGCTATGGTATCGTCTACATACAAAAAACGCCGGTGCTTCTAAATGGGATTGGACAAAGTGGAAGAAAATAAATGTGGGAAAATCAGCAACTAAAAAAACGGTAGCACTTAATGCAAAAAATTATTATCCTGTCTCATCAAAATTATTAAACGCGATAGAATTTAAGGTAAAGGGCAAGACAAAAAGCGATAAAAAGCATACCTATACAGCCGCACATTCCACAAAAACGTTTGCTATTCATGCGCCAAATGCCCCTTCTGTTTCTTATTCTCTTGATGATGCCGACGCAAATAAAGGTACTTTTACCTGGAGTACCTCATACGAGGCGAATGATGCAAGGCATTTTGCAAGGACACAGGTACAGACCGCATTAATGACAAACTATAAGGGCGCCATTGCAAACGCTCGCTTTGCCAATGCATCCTACACAGGAGCGTCTGGTACATGGGCGATAACAGAGGATGGCTCTCCAACGCAGAACAAGACGTTTTGTCGTATTGTAAGGGTAAAATCGAGAGGATGCGCCGGAGATTCTGGTTGGAGCTATGCGCATCATTATTACAGTATCCCAGAGCGTCCAAACATACAGAGTACAGGGAGTAAAGAGATAGGCTCCTCTAGCCGCTATGTATGGGCAAACTGGGTGCAGGCATCGCCACGGGACCGCCCTGTGGATTCTATGGAGTTACAATACGCCATAGACACGCCAGAAAGCGGAGAGAGGTATACTGGCACATCGTGGAGTACAGGAGTAACTGTTGCGTACCATGATTATACGGTGTCAGCAGATTTTAACACGGACGACGGCATAGCGGAAGACCAGATCATGTGGACAAGGGTGCAAAGTACGCACGATAAAAAACATGCGTATTCCGAGCCACGAGTAGCGGCACGAGGGGCTTTAAAATCCCCGTCATTTGATACGGTATCGGCAACGGGAACAACGCTTACCATCAATAGCGTTGAGCGAAATACAGAGGTTCCTGACGCCAAAACAGCAATCTGGATGAAAATAGACAACGAGGAAAAAGGCATTATTGCGGTCACCGACAAAGAGGGTACAATCACAGTTACGTGTCCGGACGTTTCCGGCGGCGCTGAATACCAGATTGCCCTCAAGAATTTTACCGGAACTTCCACACCTCAAAATGGAGCGACTGGCACTATCTACAAACTTAGCCCTCTCATGCAGTCTGGGTGGATTTATTCGGAAACAAGAAAGATTGCAGTCCCGCCGAAAAATATAACTGCAATGGCGGTGGCATCTGATACCGTGGAACTAACATGGGATTGGTCGTGGAAAAATGCGGATGCGGCTACCGTTGCGTGGGCAGATCACGAGGATGCATGGATTAGTACGGAAGCCCCAACTACTTATGACGTGGAGGACAGGGAAACAACGTGGCATATCGGGTCCCTGGAATCGGCAAAAACATATTATTTCCGCGTAAGATTGCGGGATACGTCCGGGGATGAGGAAGTGTTATCTCCTTGGTCTGATACAGTTTCCGTATCTCTGAGTGAGACCCCAACAACTCCTACGCTTGCAACGACAGAAAATTATCTTTCCCTGGACGATACAGTTATTTGCAGTGTCGGCTACACCGGAAACAGCAAAGCGAGCATAAAAATAGCGGAAGCGGTTAATGATGAGCCAGTTAAAGGCAAAGATGGAAACGTCGTTGTTTTAATGATGTCTTCCGGCATGGAGACATTATCGGAAACTATTGAAAACATTAATAAAATCTATACTGCAAGTGGTCTTTTGAGCAATCTGTGGAATGTAGGAGAAATCCATTATTTAAAAGCAATGGTTACAGCACAGGGAGGCAAGGAAGGTGCATGGTCAGATTCTGTGGCTGTTGAAATTGTTGCAAAACCTGCGATAGACAGCGTTGCAACAAATCTTGTTTCGGAATCAACTGCATATAATCCTAGTGATGTTACCACGGAAACAAGCGACCAGGCAGTACCAGAATCATCGGAAGGCACAACAAACTATTTAGAGCAGCTACCGCTAACAATAGTCCCTTCCTTCGGGAATTCTTCTGGCACAGCAAAAGTGACGATTGTCAGGGACGAGGACTATTATATTCTCCGCCCGGACGGATTAAAGGAACAACATTTTTCCAATGAAATTATTGCTAGTTTTACTGGTAGCGAAACAGACAGCTACGCTATTGACTTGAGCGACCTGATCGGGCAGATGGATGACGGTGCAAGGTATAGCATACAGATTGCATTTACAGATATTTATGACCATGTGGCAGAAAAAAAGATACCGTTTGTTGTGCGGTGGAAACATCAGCCGGAAGTACCATCGGCTGTTGTAAACATTATTGAGGATAATAAAACAGCAAGCGTTGTTGTTAGTAAGCCAAGTACATATGTTGATGGAGATACATTTAATTTGTATAGAATGAGCGTAGATAGACCAGAACTGATTCTGGAGGACGGAACATACGGTCAAAAATATATGGACCCATACCCTGCATTAAATGAGCATGGCGGAATACTAGTTGTAAATAAAACTGCCAACGGTGACTATATAACGTCAGACAACTCGTTTGCGTGGTTGTATAGCGATTTTTCTATCGAATATAAAAAGGCAATCATTGATTTTGATGGGGAATCTGTCGAAATACAATACAACATTGATTGCGACAATTCATGGGATAAGGATTTCGAGAGGACGATTTATCTCGGTGGCTCCATACAAGGTGACTGGAACCCTGCAGTCACTCGTGATTTAAAAATTGATGCAGTAAGTATCTCGCTGACAGAACCAACGATGATTGAGCAAATGAGACGGCTCGCAACGTATCCCGGAATATGTCACGTTAGAACACCGGATGGCTCATCGTTTTCCTGCGATATACAGGTATCGGAGAAAAAAGACCATAGTAACAAAATGCGAACAGATTTCTCCCTGACGATAAAAAAAGTGGATTCGGAAGAGCTGGATGCCGTAACTGAAGAGCAGTGGAGCGCAGAGCATCCTAATGAGGTGGCGTGATGGATTGGAGCAAAGGATTTTCAGCAAGATATATTTTAACGACGGTTGACCCCAAGACGTGGACAGACCGTCAAGAGTTTGAATTTACTGAGGGAAGTATTGACCGGGACAGCACGTCAGATTTAAGGGAATCTGCCTCCGTCACAATGACAGAAAAGATAACAGATAGTGAGTGCTGGGTACGCATTTACCTGCAAGCTAAACAGGGAGGGTCAGGAGCAAAAGTAGCACTATTTACTGGCCTGACCGCCTTTCCGGAAAGAAAGCTTGATGGTGTGAGAGAGACTTACAATATTGACTGCTATTCCGTTCTCAAGCCGGCAGATGATGTGATTCTGCCGCGTGGTTATTATGCACCAGCCGGTAGCGGAGCAAAACAGATTAAAAATCTGCTTAATGATTGCATCCCTGCCCCTGTGTATGTCGAGGGAACATCGCCTATTACCACGGATAACATCGTTGCGGAAGATGGGGAAACAAGGCTCACAATGGCACTGCATATTTTAGATGCCATCGGCTGGCGGATGCGAATACTTGGCGATGGAAGTATTGTTATCTGTGCAAATGATAATAATAGCAGTCTTACAGTGGGGATTAACGCAAACGACATCATGGAGTGTGACGTAACAGACACATTTAATTGGTATGACACACCAAACTGTTTTATGGCAATACATGACGATTACGGCGCAGCCATCGCGCGGGACGACAGTCCGGACAGTTATCTATCAACCGTCAGTCGGGGTAGGGAAGTGTGGAAATCGGAAACAGGCGTTGAATTATCCTCCGGGGAAAACATAGCGGCATACGCCGTTAGAAAGCTAAAAGAATTGCAGAATCCTGCCAGAACGATACAGTACAGCCGGCGGTTTTTTGAGGATGTACTTTTGGGTGACGTGGTCTTTCTAAATTATCCGCGGCATAACCTTACCGGAAAATTTAGAATAATATCACAAACCTTGTCGCTTGAACATGGATGCCGGACAAAGGAAGAGGTAGAAAGCATTGAATGATTTCGTAAAAGAGATTGCCTTGGCAATGAAAGAAAGCAAAACAAAGCCTTACGACACGGTTGCAAAAGTCCTTCGCGTTGACGAAAAAACGGCATATGTCCACATTGACGGTGGAGCAGATGAAACCCCCGCACAGATGGCGATTAATTGCAAGACAGGTGACACAGTAAAAATCCGTGTCAGCGGCGGAAAAGCATGGTTAACAGGAAACATTACAGCACCACCTACAGATGACTCTGTTGCAATTAAAGCGAATAAGACAGCTACTAAGGTAAAGAAATCCTACGAGAACTTTAAAGATGTTACTGAGGAAAACTTTAGCAGTCAGGAAGACAAGATATCAGAGGCTGCTAAAGTTGCAACTAACTTCATGAAATATATCGAAGGGCTTGGATTAGTTGTCGGTGATATGCAAGGAAATACGCTTAGACAGAACGTGTTACTTGACGCGAATGGAATGTGTGTACGCAACAATAACAACGAAATTGTACGATTTGGAATTACAGATATTAAGATAGTAAATGAAGATGGAGACCCTATTTATAGTGGTACTGGTTCCGTTGTAAAGTCACAAAACAACATTGTTGTATCAACACAGCAAACAAAAGATGCAAGCAATACTAATGTCGGTGGTAAAGCTGCGCTTGAATTATATTATGATAGTGCAAAGGACAAAGTTGGTCTCTCGTTATCTGTAAAAAGCGGAACGTCCTATACTGATTTGTACGAAAGCATTGGAAATGGGATATATGCTGATAACTCTAATACAAAGATTGTGTCTTCAGACGTAATAAAGTTGGATGCAGGGAGAATATATTTATCTACCTCTTTAGGGACTTGGAGACCCTATTTTTGTGCTGGCGATTCGATCAGTGCAGCTTTTGGTACTGCTGGATATATTACGAATTCCGGCAAGGATGTCATTTTTATAATTCCATTATCAAAACCAATGGTTGGGAACCCAACGATAACAGTAACAAGTGTGGAAGGACTTATGGTCCGACAAAATAATAAGTATTTGTACGGTGGCTCGTCAACAAAATATGTCAAACCTAGCAAATATGCCATACGCTCAACGCTTAGCGGAGGCTGCATCCATGTATTTGCAACAATGCCAAATACTACAGATGTTACAAACAATAGTCCTTGCGGCATCTATGCTAATATTAAGATAACATTCTCATAGGAGGAATAAAATTGGCTTTAAAAAAAGAAATCCGTCAAAGTGATGGTGTAGTTACTAATTATCACAGAATCTTATATATTCAGTCTACAATCAACAGTCATGATTCAATAGCTGTAGTGTCTTATGTAGATGAGATTGGCAGAGCTATGGAAAACAACGGTGACAGACCGTATAGAGCCGCTGTTACATATGAGAAAGAATATGAAGAGAATATGACTATTGAAGATGCTTATAAGTATCTCAAAACACTTCCAGATTACGAAGATGCAGAGGATATCTGATACAATTTATGCATAAGGAGGCGAAAGCATGATAGCTAGTGGAACAATAATTATTGATGGACAGACATACCACAAAGGAGATGTTATACACGATTTAGGCGGCTGGGATTGCATAGATACGGACGGAAGCAAGCGATATTACTGGGGAAAGTCTTCTGAAGTAGATAAATTGCCTCATTATGTTGCAAGTGGTTCGACGGCGTTATGTGTAGACACAGGGGAATTATATGGCTTTTATTCCCCTGATAGCAAGTGGTTTTTACTTTAGGGAGGTGTAGAGCATGAGAAAAAGTGGTTTAACGGGAGATGAGGCGTATGTACTCGCAAAACATGGGAAAGCAACAGAAGACCTTGGCCCGCTAAAAAAAGAAATTGGTTTGCTAAAGGAAGATTTATCCAACAAAATTACAAAGTTCTATGCATCAAATCAAGGCGAAACCCATCTTGCCGATTCTGATAGCGGCAAAATTATGGATATGATGCTGTATGGCAAGTCATCACAGGATGGAACACCATCAGTCGAAAATCCAGTTGAGATTAAAAGCGTGGTAAACCCTGCTATTAAGATTTGTGGGAAGAATTTGTTTGATTCTAAAAAATTCCCAATTATATTAAACAGGGCGGTAAATACCAGTACAGGTAATGTATATGTATCGTCGAGCGGAAATTATTGTGCCACTGAGGAGTATATACCTTTTCCGTATAGTGGCAAAAAAATTTCATTTAACGCTTCAATGTCATTATGTGCATATGACAAAGATTATAAATTCATTTCTACTGTTAATAAAAATAATGGTCAAGTTCCAACTGGGACAATGTATGTCAGATTTGACATTAAAACAAAAGAAAAAGATAAAGCACAGATAGAATTATCCGAAAACGCAACAACTTACGAACCATACAAAGAACAGACCATACAGTTACCAATCACCCTTAACGCAATTCCAGTCTCAAGTGGCGGTAACGTCACAATCGACGGTCAGCAGTATGTTGCGGATTATGTGGATGTGCAGCGTGGGAAGATTGTAAAGTGTGTCGAAAAATATAGAATTCCAAGTGGCTTAAAATGGATATACGAACCTTTGGAGAATGACAGATTTGGAGCATATGGACTTAATATTAATATAAATCCGAATTTTGGCGGAAACACACTATTTACGCATTATCAGAATAAACCAAATGGTGTTGGCGGGTTCATTGCATCCGGAAATATTAGATTACATAATTTTCAAGGATTTACAGATGTAACTAATTTTAAAGAATGGTTAGATAAAAATGAGTCTTACGCTTATTTTGTAAAGAATACGCTTGAAGAAACCGACCTTACCACAGAAGAAATCACCGCATTTAAAGCACTTGCAACATATTATCCAGTCACAAACATCAGCGTCAATTCAGAACAACTTGACGGATATACCGTATTCAACTATCCGATAAGCATGGCTAATGGATGGAACTATGTAAAACAGCAGTTAAACGACAACCGTGATTACATCTACGATATGGATGTACAATCAGCAGAAGCCTATGTCAACAGTGAATATGCAGTAGCATTAACAGAATTGGAGGTATGATATATGTTATATAAAACTTTATTAAAACTTAAAGAAAGAAACGGTCTGACAGACGATTTAAAGAATAAGATTGATATTTTCTTCGCAACGGGCAGGATTACTGAGGAACAGTACAATGAGTTGATGGATATTAATAAGGAAGAAGAACCGAAAGCGGAAACTAATTAACCAAAGAGGGCTTTAATTAATTTATAAAAACAAAAGAAAAATAATTTTTAAGGAGGAATGGAGATGGTAGATATTATGTTACCCTTAATAACTTGTATTTTTGTAGTTTTTGACTTAGCTAGCGGCGGAGTAGCCGCCTGTGCCAACCACAAGTGGAAATCCTCAGAAATGAGGAAAGGATTGTATCATAAATTTGGCTCTATTATGCTTGTGGTGCTTGCGTATCTTATCGACTACGCCCAGAAATATGTAGACTTGGGCTTTCGGGTGCCTATTGCCGCAGGCGTGTGCGTCTACATCATTCTGATGGAGCTTGGTTCCATCGTGGAAAACATCGGCAAAATTAACCCTGATTTGCTCCCAGACAAAGTTAGAGCTATCTTAGGACTGGACAAAACGAAATAAATGTACGTAATTTTTGCGTGTTTGAGGTGATGCAGTGAACAGAAGTTTGATAAAAAAACTCTGGAAATTAGGCGATAAACAATTTATTGATTACGCCTTGTCATGCGCCCGTTTAACTTTGCGGGAGCGTGAAACTGTACAGTACTTGCTTTTTGATGGATTAACACAGGAGCAAGCCGCCGAGAAAATGGATATAAGCACGAGAGGATTACAAGGACTGTGGAGTTGCGCCGTGGAAAAAATTTTGTTAGTTCCCGGCACAATTCCGTACATAAATAGCCTTTAAGAAACTAAAGATAACTAAAAATCATGCGAGAAATAAGCGCGTTGCCTTCGTGGTGACACGCTTATTTTTTTGAGATAATAAAACTATAAGGAGGGCGAAAAAAGATGTATCAATATTGGAATCCCAACCCAGCGGCGGCAAAAGTGGGGGATTGCACCGTGCGCGCTATCTCAAAGGCCATGGGGCAGACGTGGGAAGAAACATATATACAGCTTGCGCTGTACGGCTTGATGTTGTCAGATATGCCCTCGGCTAATGCAGTATGGGGCGCATACCTCAAAGACAATGGATTTAGCCGTTATATAATCCCAGACGAATACATGACCTGTACCGTCTCGGAATTTGCAAACAATCACCCAGAAGGGGCTTATATTTTAGCACTGTCAGGGCACGTTATAGCGGTAATTGACGGCAATTACTACGATACGTGGGACAGTGGAGCAATGACACCTATCTACTATTGGAGGGAAGGAGAAAAATAAATGTTCGGTTATCCACAATATCCACAACAATATCCACAGTATCCGCAATATCCACAACCGGATTATCTCGACCAGCTCAACCGATTAAAACAACAGCAGGCGCCACCCCAACAAATGCAGCAGCAGACCAACCCCGATGAACGGATTTGGGTGCAAGGGCAGGGTGCGGCGGAGGCATATTTAGTGGCACCAAATTCTTTTGTCCGCCTGTGGGACAGCCAGGCACCAATTTTTTACGAAAAAAGAGCAGACCAGACGGGCAGACCGTTTTTAGAGGTGTTTGAGTATAAGCGTAAGGGCTCAGATTCGCCCACAGCGGAGCTTTCACAATCTAGCCAACCAATCAACTACGAGGAACGATTAAACGCCTTAGAAAGGCAAATGGAGACGTTAAGAAGGAGGGTATTGAATGAATCTCAATCCAATGCAGATGATACAGCAGTTTCAACAGTTCAGACAGCAGTTTCAAGGGGACCCGAAGCAGGAAGTACAGAATCTGCTAAATAGCGGGCAAATGAGCCAGCAACAGTATAACCAGTTACAGGGCATGGCAACACAGTTTCAAAACCTTTTAAAAGGTTTTAAATAAATAAAAAGGAGTGATTTCATGGGATTAACAACAGACGGAATGAGCCCGGCAGATTTGGCGGCAGTCACAGGCAACAATAACGGCGGATTTGGCGAGGGTAACGGTGCTTGGTGGATTATCATTCTTTTCCTCTTTATTTTCTGTGGATGGGGAAACGGAAATGGATGGAATAATGGTGGCGGAGGAGTGGCAGATAACTATGTATTAGCTTCTGATTTCGCAACCTTACAGCGCCAGATTGATAGCGGCATTTCCTCCCTTGAGCGCAAGAGCGATACCATCAATAGCGGTATTTGTGACGGATTTTATGCGATGAATACCTCTCTGCTCAACGGATTCGCGGGAACAAATAGCACGATTCAGCAGAACGGCTATGATACACGAAATGCAATCCAGCAGGGGCAGATTGCAGATATGCAGAGTTTCAACGCTTTGCAGGCACAGTTAGCACAGTGCTGTTGTGATAACAAACAGGCCATCGCAGGCGTTAACTACAATATGGCGATGAATGCCAATGCAATCCAGCAGGAAGTTACAAATGGCTTCTGCCAGACAAACTTTAACAACGCAAACAACACAAGAGACATCATTGACAACCAGAATAACAACGCTAGGGCCATTCTCGATGCCCTCACAGCGCAGAGAATCGAAGCTAAGGACGCTAAGATTGCCGAGCAGAATCAGCAGTTATTTGCGGCACAGTTAGCGGCTTCTCAGGCGTCACAGAACGAAACCTTAAAGGCATACATGCAGGGTCAGTTTACTTATTACAACCCTAGACCAGTGCCAGCTTTTCCGGTTTCCGCACCATATCAGTACGGTAATTGCGGATGCAATACTGGTTGCGGATGCTAAAATTTTATAATTAGCAGCTTCCTGCACGACAGGATTGTTCGGTTTGTACCGATGATGCTTATAGCGGCGGGGCAATCGTTCCGCCGTTTATTATTAAAAAAGGAGTGATAACGTGGCAGAATTTACTAATAGCAATATCGTAACCGTGGCAGCGGGGCAGAATTTACCGCTCACAGAGACAGCCGTAAAGTGCGGTAGCTGTATCGCACACCGAGAAGGGGCGGGAATTGTGACCCTTAGAGGCCTTACAAACCAGTGCAGGGCACGCTATAAGGTCAGCTTTGGAGCCAATATCGCCATACCTGACGGTGGAACTGTAGCACCTATTTCTATTGCCCTAGCAATCGCCGGAGAACCATTAAATAGTGCGACAGCAATCGTAACACCTGCGGCGGCAGGCGAATATTTTAATGTATTTACAGCGGCGTTTATTGACGTTCCACGCGGATGTTGTATAACAATCGCAGTCGAAAATACATCTGCGCAGGCAATTAGTATAGCCAATAGCAATTTAATCGCCGAGAGAGTAGCGTAAAGGAGGGCGAAAAATGGAATCATTACACAAATTAAAAAAGATGATGTGTAGAGAACTGGACGAGATTTCAAACAAAGGCGATATGAGCGCCGGGGATTTAGAAGCAGTCCACAAACTGACAGACACAATTAAAAACATCGACAAGATTATGTACCTGGAAGGTGGCAGCGAATACAGCCGTGGCGGTGACTGGGACGCGTCAGGAAGATATAGTCGCGGGCGTTATCCTGATATGGATTACGGCGACTATAGCAATGCCCGTAGAGGTCAGCATTACGTGAGAGGTCATTACTCTTACAATGACGCAAAGATGCAGGTAAAAGAGACTATTAAAGACATGATGCATGACGGCAATCTGTCTAGTGCAGAACAGGCGGCATTAGGCAGAGCATTAGCAGAATTAGACCGATAAGAGAAAGGGGTGCCGCAATGATTAATATGGACGAAATTAATGCCGAAATTGCGGCATTAGAGGCAGGAAAAACAACCTACGCTACTTGTGAAAGGCTTTCGATTTTATACAATGTACGCAACAATTTAATGAGCAATCAACAACCGAACCAACTATCTCCTAACACATCATACTACTCTTACAGTTCCGAGCCGGATTCTGAATTTAAAGAAATCGCTCGAAACGCAGACTTTGAGCACTTATTATGCGTGCTTGACGAACACATGAAAGCCATCGAAGCAATGTACCCGCGTGAATATCGGTCAGTTTTGCGAAAAATAAAAGAGGGCGCTTGAAACGTCCTCTTTCTTTCTGTATAATGTAACTGTATCTCTTTTATTTTTAATATTTATTTATACAGTAACTAGCTTTAACCCGGTGGTTGCGGCTAGTTACTGTATAACAAAAACTAAAAAAATATAATATCCTCCACAAATTCGTTGGGGGATATTTTTATCTCTTTTACAATGCTTTTCCAAAACACCTGCTTGCCTTGTTCGTTTAACTGCATATACATATCTTTCCAACCGTCAGGAAATCTGCTTTGTATTTTTTTCTTAGTTTCTAGTTCTTCCGTTGCGGCGGTCTGGGATAGTTCTTTTAATTCCTTCGATATAGCCTCATATCTTTCGTCATAGTATTCTTCTGTTATCCTACCTTTTTCAAACATTTTGTTAATTCTTCCCAGCTCACTGGATAATTTTTTCTTTCTCTTTTCCACATCGTTTCCACTTGCCTTCACACGACCTTCTGCCTTTAATACATCTAACTGTATTTTTTCTTCGATGTGATCGAGCATATATGTTTCTAATTTTTTTTCTGATCGCGTGTAGGTCTTGTGCTTTTGTGCGACAGAGTGGGGGCAGTGATATACTTTATACTTTTTTTCTTTTTTGCCTATCGCACACCCGGAAAGCCTGCAACCGCAAATCGGGCATTTCATCAGGCCGGAAAAAATATAAATGCGCCTTTTGCAATCCGTCCAAGTTTTTTGGCTGGATACTTCGTTAATTTTTTGCGCCTGCTCCTCTGTGATGTACGGCTCACAGTAGTTTTTTACTCCATACATTTCGCCACGATAAGCCGGACTGGACATAATCTTAACCAACCTTGTTCTGGTCCTCACAAAGTCAGGGTATTTACTCAAAATATAATCGGCTGTTTCCATTTTGGAAAAAGTCTGGAAATAATGCTCAAACATATCCTCAATTATCCCTCGCATCTTCTCATCTTTCACAATTTTTTTGTTCTCTACGCGATACCCCACCGGCACCTTTCCACCGATATATTCCTTGTTGCTCCGTTTAAATTCCATAACGGAGCGTATTTTCTCGCTATCTCTGTCTGCCTCTGCCTGCGCTACAGATAACATGATGTTAACTTTAAAAATCCCCTGACTTGTTTCCGTCTCGTAATCCTCCCAGATAGCCCTCCAAGGCACTTTACACGCGTCAAGGACATTTTGCACCTCATAATACCCTGCAACAGCTCTAAACCACCTGTCAAGGCGTGTGAAGAGTATTATATCAATCTCGTGTTTCTTGCAATCCTCAAGTAACTGCAAAAGGGCAGGGCGTTTTGTGTATTTTTTACGTGCAGATATGCCGGCATCGTTATAAATACCAGCAACCGTATATCCTTGCTCTTCACAATATTTTTCAAGCGCATCTATCTGCGAATCAACGGACAATCCACTGTTCTTCTGCTCTTGCGTGCTTACTCGCACGTATAAAGCGGCTCTTTTCATTTATTTCCCTTCCTGCCTTCGTACCTCCGGGGCGGGTGCTGCTATCTACATACAACTAAGCCTGTCTATTAGCTTTTTTCTAAGCTTTTCGTATTTCTCGGTTATTTCTTCACTGTCCGGAAAGTTAACCAAGCGAAAACAAGCATTTTCAAATTCGTTAACCAATGCTATGTTTTCGTATCTTTTTAATTCTATAGTTTTTTGTGGCAAATCGTCATAAAAAATTTTTAAATCGACACCTAGAGCACCTGCGATTCGTGATAAGGTCTCTACCTTTGGCTTCCTTTTTCCGACTTCGTACTGGCAAATCATGGCAGTTGAAACGCCTAGACATTTAGCAAGTGCCGCCTGTGAAACTCCCTTTTGTAGGCGCATAGCTTTGATTTTCCCACCAATAGAGACATTTTCGCCGCGCTGCAATAAAACATCGTAAAAATTGTCAAGCTCAACTTCTAGCGCATCGGCTATTTTCGCAATCGCCTCCAATTTCGGATTATATCGCCCCTGCTCATACCCCTGTATAGAGCCAATAGATAGTCCAGTTTTTTGAGCGAGTTCTTTTTGACTTACCCCTTTGCTTTTTCGCAATTCCTTTATTCTTTCTCCAATTTCTTCCGAATCATCCGCCACAGATTGTGAAAAATCAGAATAAAAAATATTTGGATTAATTTCTAGTGCATTGGCTATTTTTGAGACAGTTTCAAATTTCGGAACGGTCTCTTTCTTTTCGTACTGTGCTATGGTCTGTTGCGTTATTCCTCCCATTTTGTCGCCGAGTTCTTTTTGAGATAAGTTGCGTTCTTCTCTTAGTTCCTTTAACTTTTCTCCAAAATTTTTCATTTTTTCCTTTCTGCCGCCGCAACCTCCGCGGTGGGTATTTACTTGACTTTGTGATAATATTTTGCTATAATATAGTTGTCCGCATATTGTATATGCGTGTGAGTAGAAACTATTTTATTAACTATTAAGTTAACGGAAAGGGAGTCTGTTTTCAGGCTCTTTTTTCTGTTTCTAATTTGGCATATTTTCCATACTTTCTTACAATTTCAAAAGCCTTTGTTTCATTTTCGGTCATTTCTCTGACTTCTTTCCATCCATCATCAAGACCCAACCAAATCCATTTTCCATCTTTGCAACTTGGTATTCCGCCTTCGGAAAATCCATTTGAGATTTTGTACGCTGGGTTGATAACGCGGCCAACATCAAAAAGATTTCTTTCCTTAAAAACGAATATTTCGCCGTTAACAACCAGAGTGTGCTTGTAAGATTTTGTTTTTCCTCCCTCATCTCTCTCGGAATATTCCTTGATATTCCATTGGACACCCTCAAGCATTTTTTCTTTTTTCTTACGATATTGGGAATCAATTTTATTCTTCACATCGTCGTAATATGTCTTGATTTCATCGTAATTATCTAAAATCAAGCCTCTAATTACTTTTTCTTCTCCGTTTATAATTAAGTGATGATTTCCGAAAAAATGAACTGCTCCCTGCTCCAATTTTTCCATGTCACAGGATGCACCATCATTAATTTTCAATTTGATTACAGCCTCATCATTAATTGTTAATGTGCAATCAAGGTCCTGTTTTTTAAATTTCCATTCTTTCATTTCTTTGTATCTCCTCTCTTGATTTACTCATATTATACACGATAGTGACTATTATGTCAAGAGAAAAATACACGAAAATATATTATTTTTTATATTCCACGATGTCACACACCTGACAGTCCAATTTCTCGCACAAATACATAATTGTATCTATGTTCACATTCCTATCGTGTCGCAACTTGTTGACCAGCGCCGGGGAAAGATTAAAACTTTCCTTATCTAATAGGTTAGAACGCTTTAACCCTCTACGTTCTAGCGTGTCCCATAAATTACTATATGAGATACTGCCTTTATATATGTTACTTCTTTTTCTTGCTCGTGTTTCCATTTTGAAACCTCCTTTAATCGTTATAAATATATAGTACATTATTTTGAAATAAATATCAAGAAAAAAATAATATATTTTCGTGTATTTTTCTCTTGACATAATAGTCACTATCGTGTATAATGTGAGTAAATCAAGAGAGGAGATACAAAGAAATGAAAAAATACAATTTATCAAAAATCATGAAAAGAGCGTGGGAGTTAGTTAAAAAGGCAGGTCTTTGCATCTCCGAAGGATTAAAATTAGCATGGAAGGAGGCAAAGAACATGGAAGAAACAATGGAGGAAAAACTTATCCGCCTTGGCTATAAGGTGTGGGAGAAGGGCGACATGAAACGTATCTATATTAATGACTTTCAGAAATATTTGGAAGTCGAAGAAACTAATACGCCAGCAGCAATGGGAAGCGGTAGAATAGTAAACGGTATTTGCACAGACGAATGTAATGCCCCGACACGACGTCAAGTATTAAGTCTGATTGATTGGGGATTTGGCGCAAAATTATATTATGATTGCCGGAAAGAAGACTGGGGATGCAAAAACCCAGGCAACAACTTAATTAAGAAAATCCTCTGGACAGTTGCCGATAAGATAGAGATTTTATAATAAATACCCGCCCGGCGGCGGAATCCGCCGGAGAAAGAAGGAAAATATGACAGCAGAAGAAAGAAACAAGTACATAGAGTTTATGTACGATTATAAAAATGAATATAATTGCGAAAATTGCCCGGAAAATAGAGGGGATTTTCCACATGACAGATTACCTTGCGGACAACAAAATTGCTGGGTAACCTGCCACTGTAAGGAGATGTAAATATTATTACCGCCCGGCGGCGGAATCCGCCGGAGAAAGAAGGAAGTATGAAAAAGTACAACGTATACAAAGCCACACGAGAGATTAAAGAAAGAGACATTTCAGAAATAGTGCAGGGGTGTACATTTTTTTGCGATGGTGTTTTCGAAGAATTAATAAAATCTTGTGACACATTAGAAGAAGCAAAAGAAGTCTTGGCGAAACATAAGACAGATATTACGGATTATGATGGGCGTTATCTGGCTACGGAATACTGTATTTTGCCAGAAATCTATGACGAAGACGGCGAGATCGTGGAGTCTGGCGACATCGAAGAAATTACAGAAATGAAAATCGGTGTCGAGGACGAAGAGTGGAACGTTGTAAAAACATTTGACAATCTAAAAGAGGCGAACAATTTCATACATAGTGACGAAAGAGAATTGACGCTGATTTATTAGGATGAAAGGGGGAAATGGTATGCAAAAATTCAATAAAAGGAGAAAACTAGATAGATTCTTGGCTACCTTGCCTGAAGACATGGTTTTTAAGTCAAACAATGAGTTTAGGATAAAAATGCCAAACGGATACATTGGCATTGGATATTATTACCATGATTATTATGCATTTGGGGGACATCGGTATTCTGAATACAATACTATACAAGAAAACATAGATGCAGTAAAAGAACTTATTGACAAACAAGGAAAAAAGAAGTAATATATAGACATGGTTTTAATGGTAACATTTTGGGATGTAAATGTTAGTTTAATTTTGAAAACCAAAAAATTAATAGTTCCATTCTGGAAGATAAAGCACTTGCTTCGGCAGGTGCTTTTTTGTTATTTTGAGAAAAAAGAAAAGAGGGAAGAATTAATTCTTCCCTCTTGTTGGTTGTCCTATTAGTAGACTAATTATTTTAAATTAATAGTTATCTTCTTATCTGTCCAGAACGAAGCACTATATTCTAAAATCACTTTCTTTGCATCTTTTGGCACTTCATAGTATGCTGTAAAGCTTACGTTCTTTCCTGGAGATAAATTAGTATTAACAAAATCACTGTCTCCTATGTATTGCTGTTCGCAAGCTGAATTATCTGCATAGCAATCACAATCAGATACAGATACATACTTGTCACCTTTTTCTGCGATGTTTTCGCAAGTAAAGTCTACAGCTACATATTCACATCCATCTTTTGGAGTAAAATACTCTCCGCCATCATATCCAAATTCAGCCTTTTTAGCAGTTACTTTTAAACCGTCATTCTCAAAAGATTCGCCAACCTTTACGCTGTCTTTCTCTTTTGTTTCTTTCTTTTTGGCAGTTTCTTTCTTAGCCACTGTTGTTGCGGTAGTACTCTTTGAAGAATCAGTGGAAGAACTATCATCATCACCACCACCCATTGCCATTCCTAAAACAGCCAGAACGATAATAACGATAATTACCCATTTCAACTTGCCGCCCTGTTTCTTCTGGCAATGAGGACACACTTTAGCTTTTGCGTCAATCTCTTCTTTGCAGTACTTACAAACTTTAGTTTTTTCCTTGCTCATATTTTCTACTCCTTTTTTATTATTACCATATTGCAAATATTAGTAAAATGGTTTGTTGTAAATAAATTATACAATAAATAAAATGATTTGTCAGTATAAATATAAATAAATCTGCATATTTCTTTTAACGAAAACATAAAAAATATTATAGTAAAGACTCTTGATAAGTTAGAACAAATTTTCTATAATATAAAACATGACGCTTATATTGAAAGGAGTAACAATGGGAGAAGAATACAGAGAGGAAATAATAGCATTGTTAGACAAAATAAAAGATGCAGGCGCATTAGCTTACCTGCATACTTTTATAAAACTTTTTGCGGAGAAGTGGGGATGACCTACTTCTCTGTTTTCCTTGAAAGCATTGACTCAATCATATCCATAACAATTTTCTTATCCCTTTCTTCTAAGAGAGAAAATTTTTCTAAGAATCTAAAATCATCTTTTGCTGCTTCGGGAGTTAATACCTTTTTCTTTGGTACATCAAAACCCATAAGCCACATAGGCTCAACACCTAATACTTTCGCCATCTTGCCACTACTTATGTTAGACGGTTGATGTGAACCATTCACATACTGGCTGATTGACGATTTACTAACTTTAGATTTTTCTGCTAGTTCTTGCGGTTTCAATTTAGCGTCGGACAATGCTTCTCGTATTCTTTTTGCGGTAACCTCGTGTTTCACAAAATTTCTTCCTCCTTTCTACATATTAATGATAACATAACAAGGTTTAACTTTCAACAGAAAAGTTAAATGATTTTAAACTTTTTTGTTGACATTTTGGTTAAACAGTGTTAAACTATAAATGTCAACAAAAGAAGGGAGGGTTAAAAGATGCCATATAAATATAATAAATTAAGAGGGCGAATTGTTGAAAAGTTTGGCTCGCAGGAAAAATTTGCGGAAACCTTGAAAAAAAGTAATGTTTCCGTATCTAGAAAAATGAATGGAAAAGTTGGCTTTTCTCAAAATGATATGGTTGAATGGGGAAACCTTCTTCACATTCCATTAGAAGAATATGGCGAATTTTTTTTCACCTAAAAGTTAAACGATGTTAAACTTTCAAGAAAAGGACGGTGACTAGATGGAAAATTTAATTCCTGTCAACTACGATTCGGAGCAGCCAACTGTCTCCGCAAGGGATTTGCATGAGGGTTTGGGAATCAAGAGCAAATATGCCGATTGGTTTAAAAATATGTCGGCGTATGGCTTTACTGAAAATATAGACTATACAACGTTTTCTAAAAATTTAGAAAACGGCGGAAGAATCATAGAACACATCATTTCTGTTGATATGGCGAAACAGATTTGCATGATTCAACGTTCGGAAAAAGGCAGATTGTACAGACAATATTTTCTCGACTTAGAAAAAGCATGGAACACGCCGGAACAAGTTTTTGCTAGAGCCTTAAGAATGGCTGACAAAACCATCGAATCTTTAAAAGCTGACAATGCAGTTTTACTTGAAAATGTTGAGCGTATGCGACCGAAAGAAGTGTTTGCAGATGCCGTTTCAGCAAGTCAGACATCAATTTTGATTGGTGAGCTTGCTAAGCTGTTGAGACAGAATGGCATCGAAATCGGACAACGAAGATTGTTTTCTTGGATGCGTGAAAATGGCTTTCTCCTCAAACGCGGGTCAGGCAGAAACATGCCAACCCAGAAAGGTATGGAGCTTGGATTGTTTGAAATCAAGGAAGGCTCCTACATTAACGGAGCAGGTGAAAATATCATCACCAAGACAACTAAAGTCACAGGTAAGGGACAGCAATATTTTATTAATAAATTCTTGCAATGTCAGGAACTTACGAAAAGAGAGGGGTAAAAAATGAAGGTTATGTACAATTTTCTGACCATCGTGTCAGTAGCGTTGATTATCTGGATCTCGTCCAGTTGGGTTGGTGTGGTAACACATACCGCCGGAAAAGATTACAGCAATTATAATTTTTTCGTGATGTTAGGAGGTGAATAAAAAAATGAATGAGCCTCCAAGAAAAGAGTATGTTATTAGATTACTCTACACCCTCTTAGGACGACAACAAGGTGTAGAGTATGACAAAGTGTTCTACACGGATAAAGACGATGTAGAACACGAGGTAAAAAAGGAAGAGCCCTACCATTAAGCTCTTGCCAAATAAAACATAACTAGATTTTACAAAAGACTTGGCAATTTGTCAAGATAGGAGGTAGACGTATGGCAATAATGAGAATAAATAAAACGACAGACTACACCGTTATGTCGAATTATCATTTTAGAGAAAAGGGTATGTCTTTAAAAGCAAAAGGCTTACTGAGTCTTATGCTTAGTTTGCCAGAAGACTGGGACTTTACAGTCAAAGGTCTGGCAAACCTAAATAAAGACGGCGTAGACGGCGTAAGAGCCGCATTAGAAGAGTTAAAAACATTCGGATACCTGAGAGTGACTCGTGAGAGAAACGAAAAAGGACAGGTAAGCGGTACAGTTTACGACATTTACGAAAAGCCAACACAGGAAAAACCTGTATTGGAAGAACCTAAAGAGGAAAAGCCTATATTGGAAAAACCAACACAGGAAAAACCCATACAGGAAAATCCAACGCAATTAAATACTAAAGGAATAAAATACTTAAATAATAAAATACTTAAGGAATCAAGTACTAAAGGAATAAAAGAGAGTGTGCGCACGAAGGAGCCAGAACAGTATTTCGAGGACGAAGAACTTAACTGCAAGTTTTTGGAATTCCTTGCCATGCGTAAAAAAATCAGAAAGCCAGTAAGGACAGACAGAGCTTTGAAAGCTTTACTCAAAAAATTACACGAGCTGTCCGGCGGAGATTTGGGAATGATGAAAAAAATCATAGACCAGTCATTGGACAAGGAGTGGTTAGGATTCTTTGAGCTGAAAACAGGTAACGACAGCACGAAGAACATTAACGACCGACTGTACGGAGATATACAGCACTGGGCAGCACAGAAAGAACAGGAGGGAGGCGGAATGTATGACGATTTCGGAGTTTTCTAAAATTGTAGCCGCATTAAAGACCGTTTACACGGCTCCGGGATTTGTTCCCAACGAACAGGCGTTAGACATGTGGTACCGCTTAGTAGGTAAGAACAACGACTACCAGACAATAAGCGTAGCGGCACAGATGTACATGGCGACCGGAAAGTTTCCGCCAACGCCAGCAGATATTTTGGAGTGCGCCAGCAAGCTCAAGCGTTTTTATATGCAAAAATACATATTTTTCCTGAATTCAGAGATGGGCAACAGTGGCAAAGGCGTGCAGTAATGGGATTTACGGCTACAGAGAGGAGTTTGACAAACTGCCCCCTACGTTGCAAAAGGCAGTAGGAACGCCACAGACGCTCCATGACTGGGCGGTAGTAGATTCAGCGGACTTTCAGACAGTCATACAGTCAAATTTTCTCAGAAGCTACAGAGCGGCGTTAGAAGCGCAAAAGGAGATAGACAAGTACCCGCCGAAACTCCAAGAGATGATAAGAGCGGCGGGAGCGATAGAGCGAAAAGAAGCAGTACCAGAACTACCCACACTGGGAGAAATGGTTGGGCGGTTAGAACAGGATAATAAAAATTATCCCCCGGAGCAGTGCGAGGGAGCATTAGGGGATTGGATAGCAGAGAAGAAAGAGAGGTTAGGTTATGAATAACACAATGATTAGCGTAAACGGCTTTGCGAAAAGAGAGTATGAGGACGTCTTAGAGAAAAAAGGTGTAATTCCTGCAAATGTTGTAATCACAGTCGAGGACAAGACGATTGCAAGAGCTATTTTAGAGCTATTTAAAGACAGGGTACAAAAAACAGGCGTTTTGCGGATGAAGGAAATTGAAGCTTTTGCCCGCGGATACAACGAATTGAGCAAAAGCATTGAAGCGGCATGGGGAGAAGAAAGCGAGGAGAAACATGGCGGAGTGGTACGTTGACCCAGTCAAGGAATACCTAAAAACACAGCACCTTGAGGCGGAATATGAGTGCAGAACAGCGCACAAAGCAATCAAACGAGGTGCGACAAGTTACAACGAATACGAGCAGGGATACGAGGAGGAAGAGCAATGACACTATACGAGATTGACAGTGCAATTATGGATTGCGTAGACGAGGAGACAGGAGAAATTATTGACCTTGAAAAACTTGAGGCTCTCAACATCGAGAGAGACAAAAAGGTGGAGGGAATCGCGCTGGCAGTAAAGAATTACGCCGCAGAAGCAAAGGCAATCAAAGAGGAGGAAGAAAAGCTTGCGAAACGCCGTAGAAGTTGCGAGAACGCCGCACAGAGGTGTAAGGACTATCTGTCCCATGCTCTTGACGGAGAAAAGCTCAAAACGGCAAGAGTAAGCGTATTCTACAAGAGCAACGAGTCTGTGACTATTGACGATTTAGGCAGTCTGTCAGAGGAATACATCAGGATTCCAGAGCCACAGGCAGACAAGACAGCGATTAAAAAGGCGATTAAAGCCGGGAAAGAGGTCACAGGGGCACATCTTGAGACCTCAAAGAGTGTGATTGTGAGGTAAGAAAAATGGGAGATGTTTACACAAAGTTACAAAAAATTCAAGCAGAATTAAAGGTGCCCAAGAGTAAATACAGCGAGTATGGCGGCTATAGTTACAGGAGCTTAGAGGACATCTACGAGGCAGTAAAGCCTTTATTGGACAGGGAAGGTTTAATATTAACCGTAAACGACGAAGTTATTATGCTGGGCAACCGATTTTACATAAAGTCGACAGCAATTTTAAAAGACATAGAGAGCGATGGCAGTTTTTGCACTACAGCATACGCTAGGGAGGAGGAAAGCAAAAAAAAGATGGATGCGGCACAAGTTACCGGGTCAGCATCGAGCTACGCGAGGAAATACGCATTAAACAGCTTGTTTCTTCTGGACGACTCGAAAGATGCGGATACAGACGAATATAAACGCAACGAGGTTATCACAGAGAAAGAAGCAAAACGGCTCTATGATCTGATGCAAAAAAAAGGAATGACGGAAGCCCAGATCAAAGAATGGGCAAGTCAAAGAGGTTTAAAATCACTGTATCAGACGACACAGCAACAATACGCTGAAGCAATGAAGGAATTAGGACTGAAATAGCATGGATTTAACTGGAAAAATAAAAAACTTAGCGGTGGATTATTTTAGCAAAAAGATAACAGTTACCCTGGAAATCAACGAGGCGGAGCGGTTTATAAAGGGCGTGGACGAACTGAAAAAGTTGGAAAAACTGTCCGTAATAATTAAACCGTTCCGCAAGAAAAGAAGCTTGTCGGCAAACGCCTATTTCCATGTTTTAGTCACCAAAATAGCGGAAAAAGTCGGCACAAGCAAGGCGGAAGCCAAAAATTTGATGATAGGCAGATACGGACAGCCGGAGCTGATAAAAGGGGACATAGCGGTTTTAAAAACCAATGTCCCAACCAATATCATGTACAAAAAAGAGGACGTTCACACGGTTGCGATAGGACGGCGGCTAGAAAAAGGCAAAGAGGTAGTATTTTACAGACTCATGCGAGGTTCGCACACCTACGACAGCCGGGAAATGAGTGAGCTAATCAAGGGCACGATACAGGAAGCGGAAGACTTAGGAATTGAAACGCTAACAGCAAGAGAGCTGGAACAAATACTAGGAAAATGGAAGCCAAGAAAGGAAGAAGAGAAATGAATAGCGTACTACAAACAAAAAAAGAGTGCTTCTTCTGCAAAACAACCCAAAATTTACATAGGCATCATGTCTTATATGGCAGTAGCAACAGAAAACAAGCCGAAAAGTATGGTTTTACAGTTTATTTATGCTTAAATCATCATACCAACGGCGGCGAGGCAGTGCATCGTAATCCCAACGGACCACTAGACAGGTATCTCAAGGAGCTGGCACAGAAGTACTGGGAGGAGAACAACGGAACGAGAGAAGAATTTATCAAAACATTTGGGAGGAATTACCTGTGAATAAATTTAGAAATAAAAAGATTTTTACGAAAGATGGGAAGTTTGATAGTAAAAGAGAAATGCATCGCTATTTAGAGCTGGCGGCGATGCAACAAGCGGGGAAAATTACAGGATTAGAGCGGCAGCCGAGATACATCCTTGTGGGCAGCCAGAAGCGAGAGGATGGCACTACAGAACGCCCCGTATCATATACAGCAGATTTCCGCTACACAGACAAAGAGGGGAAAATTGTTGTTGAGGATGTAAAATCCCCGCGTACAAGAAAAAATCCAGAGTACATTATCAAACGCAAATTAATGCTTGAGAGATACGGCATCACAATCAAAGAGGTGGCGTAATGAAGAAAACAGGAGACTCAGAAGCAAGGAAAGCGGCGGAGACACTCACGAAGTACTGCAACGAGCATAAATATTGCCGAAATTGCCTTTTTGCGGTAGGAAAGAAAGGTGCGGCTTGCCTGCTAGTAAATAAATTGCCGTTTGACTGGGTAAGATATTAAAGCTGG